TTCGGAATACGGCGGTCTTGGCAAGCTGCCTGACATCGCGGGAGCCTATAGCGGCAAGAGCCTGATCGTCTGCGGCGATGCTTCCTGCATCTGGATCGATCTTGAGCTTTTCGGTGCGCGAGACGATCACGGCAGGGGAAAAGTTCACAAGCCCGGCTGGGACATTATGACGGTCAATAAGATCGTTGAGGTCATGCCGGCCAGTGTCGAGCATTGCTACAGCAATCAGGCCCGCATTTTACATTCCGCCATCGCATCAAGGCGGGATGAATATGCGCGGGAATTTACGTTTGAGCCTAAAATCCATTCCTGCAATCCGGGCGGGCAATATCATTGGCCGTGGTCAGGTCATGGGACGAGTGGGCTTGGCGCTATCTTCGTCGGGCTTGGGCTTGGATACGACAAGATCGTTCTTTGCGGAATGCCCCTTGAAGACGGCCCGCACAATGGCGAGCCACACTGGCGAAAGACTACGTTCGCAACGAGCGAGACTTCCGGCCGCCCGAAAGATGATCGGGACGCACACTGGATCAAGGCTATTGAAAACGGCTTTGAGGGCAAAGTGAAAAGCATGTCGGGTCGCACTCGTACATGGCTGGGGGACGCTACAGCGTGGAAATGAAGCAGGTAGGCGGGTTCTGGTTTCCCGCCGAAGACAAGCATTGCGCGGAAGCCTCCCAGCGCGAGCGTATCGATCTCGATATGGCGCTCAAGTACGTCGCAAACAAAAAGGTCTGCATTCAGGCCGGCGGCAATTGCGGAGTATGGGCTACTTATCTCGCGGCCCGCTTCGAGGAAGTCTGGACCTTCGAGCCTGACTTTGAAAACTATCTTTGCCTGATGAAAAACATCCCGGCGAACGTCAATCACTTCCTGGCGGCGCTGGGTCACAAGCAGGCAACGGTCGGTTTGGACCGGACGCCCAAGAATTGCGGCGCACATCAGACCAATTTGGCCGGCGGCGTTATCCCGATGATGACCATCGACGGCCTTGAACTCGACGGCTGCGACTTTATCCAACTAGACGTCGAAGGCATGGAGCCTTTGATCCTCGAAGGGGCGCAGCAGACAATCGATAAATTCAAGCCGGTGCTGATGATCGAGGACAAGGACATTTCGCGGCGCTACGGCTATCGACAGGGGTGGACTGAAACCAAAATCTCCGGCTACCGCATTGCGGACAGGATTCACAACGACGTTATCCTGGTGCCGAATTGAAAATAGCCTGCGTCTTGAAGCCATCGCATGAATACGACACCGATTATGTCGATCATTTCCTTCGCGGTGTTCTGAAACACGTCGGAGATTATGAATTTCTGCTGGTCGGCGGCTCTGAATGGCCCGGTTGGTGGTCGAAGATGGAGTTGTTCCGACCGGACATTACCGGCGACCTGCTTTATTTCGATCTGGACACAATGATCGTCGGAAACATCGACGACATCATGGCGGTCAACACGCTCACGGTGCTTTCGGACTTCAACATTCTCAACCGGATGGCCTCCGGGATGATGTTCATCCCCGAGAAAGAGCGCGCTTTTATCTGGGAGGAATGGATCAAAAATCCCAAGGCTCACATGGAGCAATGGGGCGGTCTTGGAGACGGCGGCTTTCTTAGTCAGTACTGGGGCCATGCGGCCCGCTGGCAGGATTTAGTGCCAGGCCAAATCGTCAGTTACAAGAAACATTGCCTTGAAGGCGTTCCTTCGGATGCCCGCGTTGTCTGTTTCCACGGCAGGCCCCGTCCGCGCGATGTTCGATGGAGAATTTAATTCGGTCGGCCCGCAGGCCGGTCATGGTGGTAGCGCACCCCGACGATGAAAGCCTGTTCGGCGCCGGGCTGCTGCTGCGCTACCCCGGAAAATGGGAAGTGATCTGCTGCACAACGCCGGAGCGTGATCCTGAGCGCGCCGAACTCTTTCATCTGGCGTGTGCAAACCTTGGAGCGAAGTCCAGAATCCTGCCGCAATGCGAGACCGCAAGCCCGCTGCGATTTGATGACCTGAATATCGAAGATGCTGACCTGATCGTCACGCATAACCACGATGGTGAGTATGGTCATAAGCATCACAAGGAAGTTCACGAATTTGTCACCCATGCATGGCCGGGCAAGACCCTCTGCTTTGGTTACAGGCCCAAGCGATCATCGGGTGGCGAGCTGACCATCGAATTAACGCCCGCCGAATGTGCCGCCAAAATGCAGGCCATCCAATGTTACGACAACATCGGATCGAGCGGGCGGCCAACGTGGACGCAGTTGATTGAATATTTTGCACCCCGCTTTGATCTCTGGCGCGAACCTTACGAGCGTTTCTGTTGAGCGATCTGGCGAAGGTTAGTCAGCTCGTAAAGCAGTTCAAGAGTGCCATCGCAGCCAACAAGTTAACCACCTATCGCGCCTATCCGTGGCAGAAAGCCTTTCACGAAGCCGGGAAAGACAATCCCGAGCGTATGTTGATGGCCGCCAATCGGGTTGGAAAGACCCAGAGTGCGGCATGTGAGGTCGCCATTCATCTGACGGGAGAATATCCCGATTGGTGGGAAGGCAGGCGGTTCGATTTCCCTGTTTTGTGCTGGACTGGCTCGCCAACAAACGAGACATCCAAGGACATCGTACAAAACGAATTGCTCGGCGGCCTTGGCGAAACGCTTGGGACTGGCTGGATACCTCGCGGACGACTTGCAGGGCGACCGACTACAAGGCAGGCCGGCGTCAAGAACGTCGTCGATAGTTTTCAGGTCCGCCACAAGTCGGGAGGCTTATCGACCTGCGTTCTGAAAACCTACGAGCAGGGTTGGCAGAAATGGCAGGGCACTGCACCGCATATCGTCTGGATGGACGAAGAACCCGACGACTACAAGATTTTCTCGGAGTCGCAGACCCGCATTCTGACTTCCAAGGGAATTGTTCTGGTCACATTTACGCCGCTGCTTGGCATGACCGAGTTGGTGGAGCATTTCATGACCGGCGGTCCCGGAATTTATCTCAAGGGCGCGACATGGGAAGACGCGCCGCACTTGAAGAAAGAGGATCGCGAGCGTCTCGCATCATCCTATCGCGACCATGAGCGCGAGGCCCGCACCAAGGGCATCCCGATGATGGGAGAGGGTGCTGTTTTCCCGGTGTCCGATGAGTCAATCAGGATCGATCCGATACAGATTCCGACGCACTGGGCGCGCATCAAGGGCTGTGACTTCGGCATCGACCACCCCGCCGCTGGCGTTGAAATCGCGTTGGACCGTGACGCCGACGTTATCTATGTCATCGATTGCTACAAGAAGGCTGGCGAGACAGCGCCTTACCACGCGGCTTGGTTCAACAAGGGGCAGCATTCGCGCAATCCGGGGCGAACTGTTCCGGTTGCTTGGCCTCACGATGGCATGAACCGTGAGAAGTCCGGCGGCAAGACACTCGCTGACCACTACCGAGATCACGGTGTAAACATGCTGCCGAAGTCGGCGCGCTACAACAGATTGCCAGGCGAGACAGAAGCCAAGGGTGGACCGCAGCCGGTCGAACCCATCGTCGATGAAATGCTTGAGCGCATGATGACTGGAAAGCTCAAGGTGTTCTCGACCTGCAACGACTGGTTCGAGGAAAAGCGTTCGTATCATCGCAAAGACGGCAAGATCGTTGATCGCCGTGACGATATTTTGAAGGCCACATTCTACGCGGTGATGAGCAAGCGCTACGCCATTGCGCCGGATTCACTTTCAGAGCGCGCCCCCCGCAAGGTCATGGGACCGATAGCAAGATAATGCAGAAAGAACAGGTTGAAGAAAAGCTCCGGCGCGGTGGAACCGTTCCGTTGCTACGCGAACCTATGGGCGATTACGACCTCTATATTTCGGAGGGCCAGTCATCGCCCCCACATCTGTCGGCACAGCGGCTCGGTATTCAGCCTGATGACTTCAAGTACGGAATGTTTGTCACGTTCTACTGGCTCGGCAAGGGCGAAAAACTTCTATTCGGAAGTCCAAGTTTCTATTGCGCTTTGAATACCAGGCAAGACACGCGGATAGCAGATGTCCGCCGCCGCGCAAAAATGGACCTTGACCGATTTCTGAAAGCGCAAAGGGATCGCGGTGCCCGAAACTGACGCCAAGAAAATTGACGGAGAGGGCAATGTCACGTCCGCTCGCCGTTTCGA